ATTTAGCATTACTGTTCTGAACAAGGAATCGTACTTGTTGAATAGATGCTCCAGTCCTATCAACAATGCTACGGATAGCATCGTTTTCAAAGTAAGTTTGATCGTTAAAGTTCTTATCAAGCTTAGCTAGTTCCAACATTTCTTTGGAACTAATACCTGTAGCATAAATAGTATCATTTACAGCTTGCTTCTTACCATCCTCAATCTTTTGCTGAATAGCACTAACTGTTTGGAAGGCAGTTTGAGAAAAGGTAGCAAGAGCGTTGAGTGTATTAAGCTCTTGTTTAGCTGCTGTTTGGGCATTGGCAATGGTAGCATTGTAGTTACCCATGACCTGGTTTTGAATCGCATCAAGATTGCGAGTCTCCATGTCGAAGATCTGCTGACGATTCCTAAACTCTAATTCATTGTTAACTTGAATAGCATTACCAATGCGTTCACGTTGTGAGATGTTATATTGAGCAGCCTGCTGCAGATAGTTAGACTGTTGCTGTGCTTTCGCCTCAACCATCCTTGCTACATCTGGAGCTTGAATCGGTTTGAAACCTCCGGGAGAAGCGTATGATTTAAAAGGTGCCATAGTTATTAAAAGTAATTACCATCAATACTGCTTCCTTGAATCTGCTGAACAGCACCACCATAGTTAGCGCTTGCATTACCTCCTACAGCAAGAGAAGACGGACTACCGCCACCTGGAGCTTTAATGTTACCGAATGCACCAACCGCTGCGGAACCAAGTGCTGGAGCAGCAGCTTGAAGACCAGCCAGGAATGGGTTAGTTGTCTGAGCTTTAACTTCTTCAACCTTCGGCAGAGGAATCCACTTGGCAGGTTTCTGTAGAGTAGGCAGTGGCAAAGGTCTAGGAGCAGGCAGAGCAGGTGGGATAGCAGGTTCCAAACCAATACTAGTGATAGCGTTAAGGTCAGCTTGAAACTTCTGCAACAAGGTATCACGACGGATAGCTTGAGCTTGCATATCAAGACTCAACCTAGAAGCAGCAAGCTGTGCTTTAGACAGGTAGAACGTATCATTGAGTTGCTCAAGTTTAGTTCCAATCTGTGCTGAGGTAAGACCAAAGTTCTGTTCAGCATTCATCACGTTTTGAATAATCTGTGATGTAGCAAGACCAGTTTCTGCAATAGAAGCTGCTGCCATCTTTTCAGCAGTAACACCAGCAGCACTACCTGCAATGGCTTGACCAGCTGCTTTCAATCCTTGGACATATGCTTGCTGTTGTTGAATCTGACCACTAGCCAATGTCTGTTGTCGTGCAACATCAGCTGCTGCAAAGTCTAGTTGAAGACCACGTTGAGCATACTGATACTCCATCATTGTAGACTTCTCTTGGAAATCTAGTTGGAGATTCTGTTCTTGTTCCCAACGTGCAGTATCCTGCATGGAGAAATCAAGAGATAGATTATTAAAATCTAGTTGCTGTAAAGCTGTCTTTTGACGAAGCTCATAAGCTCGTTGTTCCTGAGCATAATTAAATGCATTGATACCCATTTGGTATCGCCAGGAATCCATAGCAGTCTGATCCCTGTAGGCATACTCTTCACGGATATTCTTTTTTTGAATCTTAATACCGTCCTTTAGGAACCGACGATCACGTCTTCCCATTTCGTTCTGGTATCCTCTAACTTGCTTTGCTGCAGCAGTAGCAGCCTTAGCTTGCTCTTCAGCAGCTCTATTCTGTGCATCTGCACCAAATGCTCCGACAGTAAAGTTGAGAACTGCTTCGGCTATTTTTGCTGCTACCATATCTAAGCCCTCCTATAGTAACGTGTAGAATAATTACCTTCCCACGTCATACTGGTGAGAGTCACAGGAAAAGGTGATGTGCTTTTAAGTTTAAGTTGATAGTTAGTATTACGTTGATGAATAGGCACGGTAAATACAGTATCTTTATTTAGAGGAATAGTATCAGAAAGATAGTAATTAGCTTGAATCACAGGCTGCAATAAATTCCACTCTGTAGCACCATACCTCTTGAGATAAAACTCCAGGTAACCACTAAGACCAACGTTAAACTTCATTCGTGCAACGGTTAGGATTGCACTCCAATCAATTGATTGACCTTGGTTAAAGTAATAAGTAGGTAGCTCTACTTCATAGTCAAATGCATAGCCAATAACAAGTTGAGATTCAAGACCTGTTAGGTCACCAAGTGCTGTCCAATCAGTCTCATCAATATCATAAATTACACCACTACCAATAGGATTAAAAGATGAAGTAATAAACAACTTAGGTAGATCACTTAGCTTTGTTGGTTGCTGTGGTGTAACTGTAGGTATCTTTACAGCAAATGCTTGTTTACCACTAATGTGAGTATAAGGTACAGGTAGAGTTGATCGGTTAGTTACTGGATTGTAAGTAATTGTACCGTGACCAACAGGTAGATACAGGTAGTCAAGACGTGCATTACTAACAGCAATTGTCGTCAGATCACTAGTACCTGATGAAAATTTCTGAGCAAGTGGATACGGATCTTGAATCAGACTAATGATTGATAGCGTATAGACACCTTCAGATTCAGTTACTAGGACAATGATGTTCTGCAACACTTCCATGTATTCAACCGTACCAATCACTTTCCATTTAAACCAAGCTTGCATCAACTGTTCTTGACCGTTGCTGTAAAACTTGTACATAAAGATGGACTCATCACTAGGACTATAAGTAGCTAGCAGTGAGTTTTGTGGATCAGCAGTGAGTTTAATAATATCACTAGGTAGATACCCAGTTACGATCTGACTGATTTCTGAGGTATTTGGTGTCTCATTACCACCTCGTGGTTGCATACCAAACACTTTACCACTAAGTGGAGTGCGTGATACGAACGACACATAAGGTCCTACATCACGAACATTAGCATCTGGTGCGTTCTCATACTGACCAATAGTACGGATTACCGAGTCAAACGGAGTAAGATTACCATTCTCAGAGTACAACAGGAACTGTTCAAACTGAGTAAACAGGATCAAACCTTGAGGTTTGGAGATAGCAGAGTGCAGAGTACCGACACGGAAGCTAGGAACGTCAATGTCAATAGGGTCAGCAGCTGTGACGGTTTGAGCACTAGTATAAAAGAAGTTAGTAATATCTTTAGCAGCACTCAATACAATAGAGTCAGGACCAAGGAATGCTAATCTGTTGCTATTAAGCACACCGTATTTGATTGTCTTATCGACAAACGAAGGGATAGGATTACCTAGGTCATTACCTGTAGCACGTGGTGCCCAATCTTCAGGACCAACAGTGAAGGTATTCTTAGCAGTATTGGTGAGTTTATACGGCATTGTGGTGGCTAGAAAACCAGCACTAGCTAGAAGATACTGACCAGGATTAGCTTCATCTTCATCCCAACCTAGATCTTCCTGCCAGTAACCAGTACCAGCACCAGTTGCAGAACCAGCAACACCAATGAACTTAACAAAGTAAGAGTTACGATCATCAATAGAGTTAAGAATCTTAACCCTACGACCATCAACAGTAGAAGCAGCAAGGCGTGAAGGTGTTGTCACTTCATCCTGATAGGAAGTCAAAGCAACACCGCTGTCACCACCTTTAACTTCAAGAGTAAAAGCAGTAGCTTTGGTGATCTCCATTGAACTGCCATAGATAGTCACAGTAAAGCCAAGAGCTGCTGCATCAATATCGTCTTTAATTTGCGTAAGGATATGCTCAGCTGTATCACTAGAACTAGCAGTATGGACATAGTCATTACCATCCAAAAAGACAGTATAGTCACCTTGACCAAGTTCTGCAATAATAACTGTACCGCGTACACCTAACTCATAGTTAGTTTTAGGTTGCATCTCTACAGTCTTTTCTTTATTAATCAGATATGTCTGATCAAGATAAGTAACTGTTTCAATTTTATCTACAGGTTTACCAGTACCAGCTGTTAGGTAGGTTTGAGTAGCTGCATCAGACAACTCACCACTAGCCCAGGTAAAGGTGCTGCCAGTTAGAGTCGGTACCAGATTCCACCATTTGATATTACCTAAATTAGTAACAGCAACAATATAACTCTCGTCGTCATCTCTATTGATAGAGAACCAATAAGCATCCGTTAGGTTGTCAGCTGTAGGTGGTGTAAGTTCAGTTAAGTACTGACTACCATTTCTTTTGATAAGACCAAATGCTGGATCTGGAAATCCATTCAGGATCTCAGTCATTTGACCAGGAGTCTTCTTTGTATCCTGTTGGCGACTAACACCACCAAGGAATGTAGGGACTTGTTGTGTAACTGCTGCCATCAGTACCTCTGCAAAGTTTTAAACGGTTGATAGCTTTGGTAAGCTGAACCTTCCCTAGGAGAACCAAAGAAACTATAGTCTCCCTGATTACATTCATACTCAAGAGCCATAGCTCGTGTATATGCTTCCTTCTGTTGAAGGATTTGATATTGGGTAGGATCACCAATAACACGACTGGCAAATATAGAAGCAGCACGTGCTGTGATATAATCTTGAACAGCAGCAGGTAGGTCAGTCCATGGACGCCACCACAAGATATCACAATAGATAGGATCGTCCCAAGTATCAGTCTTATTAATCTTGTCGTACAGCCGATCATTACGACGTACTACATCCCGATAAGCATAAGCAGAAGCATACCTAGGATTATTAGATAGGTCTACCTGAAGAGCATTTTGTGGGTATTCAATATACTTGGTAATGCTATCAGGATTCAACAAATAATCATACTCTTTATTGAATGACCAACCTTCTGCCTGCACTTCCCGTGATACCTCTTGGAGAGTATCATAAGCAATCGCAATGTCCGGATTGGTTACTACAGTTACGGTCTGACCATCAGAAGTAGTGACGGTATCGGTATCAAGGGTGGTGACAGGCGCTTGACCAACTGACGCCAAAATTTGGTTGATAGCTTGTAGCTCAGTTTTAGAGCCAGTTGAAGGATAGGGCATAACAATATGTTACATATTAGTTAAAAAAAAGGGAGAGCCGTGAAGCCCTCCCCAAAGAGTGAATTAATCAGGTGCGAGTGATGGCAGGAGCATCAGACTCTACACCGGAATAAGCGTACCGCAAGTTCTGAGTTTCAGAATAAACATCAGATGCAGCACCAGCAGCAGTTTGTACAACCGAACGACGAACAGCGTGGGTACCACTTACTGACAAGTTGCTAGTCGAATAAGCACCAGTTACGGTGCGGGTTGCGGGATCATAGGTACCGGCAACACCGTTGTTACCAGCAGCAGTCGAGAGATTAGCCATAATTTAATCAGACAGCATAAGGAAGTTTACCGTCAGCATCGGCAGAGGTAAGGACATACTTAGTCTCTACACCACCATCTACTGCACGACCCACTTCCACGGGACGAAAAGGATTGAAGGTTTCGGAAGTAATACCACCGAAACTAGTCTCTTGAATAATAACAGAAGTACCAGCAGCAATAGGCATTGTGATTCTCCGTTATCAACCAGCCAGCAGCTCAATAGCAGCAGCCGGGTTCACCCAGTCAGCACCCATAGCCATACGACCAACGATGATGTCACCCTGATACATG